AGTGACGGCGAAATTGCCGCCACCGTCAAACGTCGCGATCCGGAGCGAGGTCCAATAAAATTCGAACGCAAAACCGGGGCGTCCGCCGCCGCTGATGATGAAATTCGCCGACGCCGGGGCGGCGAAGCTCGGGCCGCCGTTGAGGGTGAGATAGGAACCGGCGCCGTTGGCGCTGATGCTGTTGTCGCCGATCGTCGCCAACAATTGCCCGCCAACCATTCTCAGTGCGCCGGTGACGGTAACGTCCCCACTCACCCGCTGAATGTTGAACGGCGTGTTGATGAAATTGCCGGCGTTGTCGTAGCGGTTGATGGTGAAATCCGCGCCGACGTTGCCGCCGCCTTCCGGCGCCGCGTTGCCGAGGATGACCGCCCAGCGCGCGAGGCCGGCGGTGTCGCCGCGCAGAACGCGATTGCTCCCGGCCGGGCCGCTGAGGATCAGCGGGCCGCTGAGGGTTCCGCCGATGAGCGGCAGATAGCCGCCGAGACCTCCGGTGACGAAGGCCGTCGTCGCCAGGCTGGTGGTGTCGTCCCCTGGCGGCCTCGTCGGCCCTTGCGGGTTGCCGGTGAACGTCGGCGAGAGCAGCAGCGCGCCGCCGGCCCCGGTAATGTCGGGCGCGACCAGGATGACATCGCCGGTCCGGGCGTTGAAGCTCGACACGCCGGTCTGTGGGCCCGCCGGCCCCTGAGGCCCGATCGGCCCCTGAGGCCCGATCGGACCAACCGGTCCATCTGGCCCTGGAGGACCTACTGGACCTTCCGGACCCATCGGGCCGCCCTCGGGTCCGATTGGCCCCTGCGGCCCCTGGACCTGGCCGCCATCGATCCAGCCGGCGTTAGCAAACTCCATCGTGACGTAGGTCCATTGGTGCCCGTCGACGAGGTAGAGAAGGCCCATGCCCTGCTGCAATTGAATGTCCGACGCCGGCAGACCTGGCCCGTCAAAATCCGCCCGAAGCAGCCCATCGGGCGGCAGCATGTCGGGGGTGGCGACAAGGCCGAACTGGCCGACCAGCATGGCGTTGTTGCCCTGCAGGCCCCGAGGCCCATCATTGCCAGGCGGGCCGGGGTCGCCGCCGGAGGGGCCGACCGGCCCCTGCGGCCCCATTGGGCCTTCCGGGCCTGGAACGCCAGGCACGCCGGTGACGGTGATGAACCAATTATCGTAAACGCCGGAGCCGATGGTGACGCTAGAGTCGACAAGGATAGCGAGCGCGTTGGTAGCGGCGGTGTAGCTTACGCACATGCCTTCGAGGCCGCCCAGGTTGCTTAGGTCTGACGTGTCGACGGCGCGCAACCGCATGCCGGCCTGAAAGCCGAGGTTGAACTGGTCCATCGTGAACGTGGCCAGCGCGAGCCCGACATCGACCTCGGTCGTTGAGGTGCCGGCGATTATTGGGCCCATAGGACTGTAAGGGGCAGCAAAAATTTCCGCGCCTGGCGCACTGAGAGCGCCCGGAACGACGGCTTTGATCGTCATCGAGTGATCCCTTCGAGGATCGTGAGTTCGACGGTCATGACAACGCGCCCGCCCGGAAAAGACGCATCGCGCGCGACGACGTCGCCGACATACTTTCCAGCCCACAGGGTGCGCATGATCTCTTGCGGCACGAAAAAAATCAGGTAGCCGATATCCGGAGGCGAGCCGATAAACATGGTGCGGTCGGTAGTCGAGGCTTGCAGCACGATCTCATGAATCTCCGGCCGGCGGCGAACGTGCATCTCGAAGCTGATGCCGCGCAGGTCCATTTGCTCCAGCGGCGGTCCGGAATCGCTGACCATGAACACCAGCGAATCGATCCAATCGGCGTTGTTCGTGACCTCGATCGTGAGGTGCGCCAGCGGCAGCGCGAGGACGTTAGTAGGCATCGCCATGCTACTAGTCGGCCTTGTACGGGGCGGCGCGCTTCGGCCAGTGCTCGTCCGCGGTCGGGTCGGGCGGGAGGGCGCCTCGTTTGGCCTCGGCCGTGCGCCGGACGGACTTGGCATAAGCCCAGGCGCGCTCGAACTCGGCGCTGCGCGCCGTGGCCTCCTTGGGCCAGCCGGCGGAATCGGCGCCGTGCTTGAGAATCCGGCTGAGCACGTCGGCCAGGCTGGCAAGCTGCTCGCGCTCGGGGAAGACCTCGGCGATACGTCGCTCGGCCTCGGCGTTGAGGATGCGCGCCGCGTTGGCCTCGCGCCAGCCGGGCGCGAGCGTGACGCCCCCTATCGGCAATTGAACGACGCCGTCCAGCGAGAGGAGGGTCGAACCTGGCGGGTGCATGTCCGGCGTGATCATCGTCGCGTCGTCGAAATAGGCCAGGACCGCCACGGTGTCGGACTTCTGCGAAAGGGCCGAGCGGCGGACGAAGACTTGCATTAGCGCAGACCCTTTAAGCCGGCCGGTTGCCGGCGGTGGAGAGGACGAAAGAATTGACGTTGCCGACCGTGCCGTTGGGCTTGCCAAGGGCGGTGGCCCCTGGCGGTGACCATGTGTTGTAGGTCGACGGTTCATAGACGACGACCGATGAGCCCGCGTTAGCTACGAGGTCATGGCTCCCGCCGTCGCCGTTGTTGGTGTCAGACCAGATGTACCAGAGATCCATCGCGCCCGAATTGTTGGCCATGAAGCCGTTGTATCCGTTGCCGCGCGCGCGGCACCATTCAACGCTGATACCGCCAAAGGTCGAGTAAAAGCCGTGCGTCTGACTACCGTATGCGCCGCAAAAAGCGGCGGATAGGACGCCCGCGTTAGAGAACCCGGCCCAGCATCCACTAGCGAAGGCGTTGCGGGCGATCGTGCCGCCGATCAGTAGAAACCCGACCTGGCAGCCGCAGACGCAGACGTTGTTGAGCGTGATGCTAAAACCGGCTGGGGCGTAGGCTCCATATTGCCAATAAAACGGCGTTCCGCCGACTGCCGGCGGGACCCCGGCGATGGAATAGATCAGAAGATCGCTAAACGTGACGCTGCCCGAGCCGAGGTTTTCGATGCCGACATCGCGACCCGATTGGCCGTCGGTCACCGCGACCGTAATCTTGGTGCCGTAACGCGCGCTCATATTGGCGAGGTTCACGGCGGCGTCGTTCGCGCGCAAGATCGGCGAAGCGCCCGTCACCTGAAAATTGTCGAGGCTCGGATTAGCGCCGGCATAGGCCATCGTGCCCTGAATTCGTAGCCGGTCACCGGAGGGGTGGGCGATGCTGATCGGGCCGGTGAAGATCTCGGGCGCCATCAGTAAGGTAACGTAGCCGTTGGCGCCGATGATCTTGCGCTTGAGCGCGTCCATAGCCGCGGCGATGGTCGGGTATTGCTGCCCCGGCGTCGTCGTGCCGACCGTATAGGTGACCGAGGCGGTGATCTCGGGGCTCGGCGTAAAGCGCCAGGCCACGCCGTCGAAAAAGAATTGCACCACGTCGCCCGCCGCCATGTCGCCCTGCAACATGTCACCGCCGCCGTTGGGGAAGCAGGGCTTCGTGTCCTCGACGCCGCCTTGAAGGGCCACAGTCATCACTGTCGGCCCCGGCGCGGTGTTGGCGATCTGGACGGCGACGATATCGCCGGCCGTCGGCGCGCGCTGAAGCGGCGGATCGAAGGGCGCGAGAATGGTCCCGGTGAGAGGCGACTGATCGACGACGTAGGGGATGTTGACCGTAACCACGGTGACATCGCCGCCGCCGCCGGTCGCGCCGCCGAAGTTCGAAAGCTGAAACGCCGAGCCGTCAAAGACGAGCGTGGCGATACCTTGGGCCGGAAGGTCGCCGGGTTGCAGATCAACGCCTTGCTGCCTGCGCACGGGATAGTTGCCCGCGCCGGCCTGGATCTGTACCTGCCCTCCGGTGTTGAAGTTCCTGACACGGACGTGAAGCACGAGGCCAGGGGTGTAGGGGTTCTGATTGTTGAACGGAGGATCAAAGGTGACGTTGATCTGGTTCGCGACCGGGCTCGTATCGACTGCGTAGTTCAAGCGCTGCGAGCGGATGCCCTTGGCCAGTTGCAGAAGGTCGGCGTCAAGCGGATTAAAGCCGCTCTTTTGGATGACGTTGACGATCTCCCGTTGCGGCTGCTCGAACGCCGGAGCCGGCGGAATCGAGCCTTGAACGCCCTGAGCCGGATTGCCGTTGACGTACGGACTATCGTCGGGGGTTCCGTAGGGCTGCTGATAGCGCATGGCTAAGGTGTCCCTTCAAGCGGATCGGTCCAATCGAGCGGCGCGTACAGGAACCGCAACCAGGTGTGGGCCGGCTTCCAGCGCATCAGCAGACACTCGACGGCGAGCGGGTTGCGAAACTCAAGGTGATGATCGACGCCGGCCTGACCGGCCGAGGCGCGGAACCAAATCAGCGAATCGTAACCGACCTGCGCGGTCCAGACGAAGCGGTTCTCCGGCGCGCCGATATACCAGCGATAAACCTCGTTCGGATCGTCCGTCGGACGGGTATCGCCGCAACGCGAAATGCCGGCCATGAAGGGCGACCATTCCTTGATCACGACGCGGAAGCCAAGCCAGGCCATCAGGTCGATGAAATACTGCCGGCTCTGCCCGCCCTGCCAGGTCATCTTGGTGACCAGCATCTTCTGGCGCTCGCCGATGGTCTGCGCCTCGGGGAAGCACTCCTCGGGCAAGCCGAACGCGCGCTCCCATTCCGGCAAAAGCTCGACGGTCTGCTGCGGGTCGCTCTCGCGTTCGAGGAGATCGGCGGCGCGGCCGTCGACGAAGCCCCAGAACCAGGCGAGCGCGTCACACACCTTGCGCAAGGTGCTGGTTGGCGCCTTCGGCCAGGCCTGGCCGCGCGGCATCAAGGTCTGGAAGGCATAGGCGTAGTCGTCGCCCGAACGCCGAACGTGCTTGTCCGGCGTTATGTCGCGCAGTTGGTCGATCGAGAGCGGTCTCATCCGTAAACGATATTCCCAAGAATCGGCATGTGCCCGGGCGAGGGCATGTAGTCGTCGAGCGCGTTCTGAAGCGTGTAGGAAACGACGCCCGGCGCGTTCATGATGGCGAAGTTCTTCCACGCCGCATAAATCGGCCCGCCCGGCTCGGCGCGCTCGCGCAGCATCACTTGCAGGCTAAGGCCGATCGCCCCTCGTACCGTCGGCGTGTCGGGAATAAGCCGGGCAATCTGGACATTGACCCGATGGCGGATCGGGGCGACTACGAACATGTCCTTGATAGCGACCGGCCGAAGTGTGTCGAGCGCGGCGGTGACGTTGTCGACGTCGCTCTGACGAGGGAAGCCGCCCTCGGACGCCCGAAGGTTGTCCATCATGAACCGGACTGTCACCGTCCCCATGCCCATCTCTAGGGCTGAGCACCAGGCGCGGGTGACGCCCGGGACGCCGAGCGCCCAAAGCTCATAATCGATGTTCGCCCCGCCCTGCGGCGGATTGCGAATGCGCAACAGCACGCGTTCGCGCAACTCATCGGTCGTCTCGTCGTCGACGCCGTGATCCATAGTGACGACCGTCGCCTCGGTGTCGATGCCCAGATTGGGGTTGCCGACCGCAGGGACGACCCGCAACGTCGCGCCCGGCTGGAGGTTGCCGACGATGCCGGGATCGAGCGCGCGAGCCGGCGTCGGGGTCGGCGCGCCGCCAGCGGCGAGGAACACGGTGGCGGTAGTCTCATATTGCACGCCGCTATCGGCTTGGAGCCGCTGCCCTATCGGCACTGGCGTCCAGGTCTGGCCGGTCAGATAGACCTGACCCACGGCGAGGGTGGCGAGCTTTCGGCCGGTCGTCCCGTCGGCGTTCTTGAGCCACATGTGGGCGTGGCGATCGAGCCACTCGGCCTCGGCCGTATCGGGGAGTAACTGCTGCGTCGCCCAATAGACGAACTGGAGCACCAGGTGCGTCATCGCCCCGGTGACGTCGGAGAGGACGCGGAGCGTGCTATTTGGAATCGAGGCGTCGGCGCCCGTGAGGTTGGCGCGCACTTGGTCGCGGACGAGGATGCGCGTCTGTTTGAGGGTGGGCGTGAGCCAGGGCACTATTCCGCCTCCGCGATCATCTGCGTCCAAAGGATCTGGTATCTCAAATCCACAGCCAGCCCGGGGCCGCGATACATGATGATGTGCGCGTCGATTCGCTCACGACCGACCCGCTCGACCTTCACGTCGAGGCGAGAGGCGATGCGCAGATCGAGGAACGGCTGAAGGGCCTCGCGGATGTAGCGGTCGACCTTGGTGACGGTCGCCCCGCGCTGCGATCCGGCGTCGACGATCTTGTCGCGGCGCAATAGCCACAGCCGCGAACCGATTGGCCAAGCGCCTTCCCAGATCTCTGCTGCGTCAGTGTCCCCCCACCAGCCGCCACGATCAGTCGAGTCTGGGTCGGGAAGCACGTCATCGCGTTCGGCGAGCGCGTCAGTACCAAGCGCCACGATGACGGCAGAAGCGAGCGCCTGGCGCTCGTCGAGGCGTCCGTCGTCGAGCAAGCTCCAATCGGATTGAACGTCATAGCCGGGCCAGAGCGGCGATTGAACGAGGCGGATGTCCACTCACGTTGCCTTTTGCGGCGGGTTCAAGTTACCTGAAGGGGCCAGGCGCGAGCTTGGTTGGCGAGGTATGGCTGGGCGGAGCGGGTCTGGGCCCGGCATGGCGGGGTTCGGCGAGGCCGGCACAGCAAAAGGGGGAAAAGCTCGCGGGGCGACTCGCGGGCTTTTCATTTTCAGTCAGCGTCAGCGACCCTTGCATAGACATTGATCGACGGACCTCGATCGGTCCCAACCACGCCAAATTGGTGGCCGGCGTCAGGGTCGCCGCCCAGATAAATTTTAGAGTCCTTCACGATGACAGCGGTCCCGTCGGGAAGCCTGAGGGAATGTTTCTTGTGAAGCGCATCCATCCCGTCGTCGTTGACCTCAAGAAACCTCGTCGACTCATTTTTATAATTTGGCCGTTGGCCCATTTCCTCTTTGCCGCCCGCCTGGCTGCCGCCCGCGTCGCCTTCCGCGAAGGTTGACGCCCCGCCGCTTGCGGCTTGCTGGGCCTTCTCGACGATCTGCATGCGGAGCTTCTTGCCGGGGAACGAATTCAGAAACGTGCCGATCCCGTTGAGATGTAGGTTTTGCCCGCTTTCTTTCCCCGAAAAAATACATGTGTCGCCCTTCTCGAGGCCTTTCATTCGATGGCGGCGATCGTCGATCGGGCCGGCGCTCGGAAAGGATCGGTTGCCCCCGATAAATTGCGTGAACATCTCAGGTCCGAGCCCCGGCTTGCCATCCTCGCCGGGTTTGTCGGGGTCAAATGGCAGTGACGTAAAGCCGTACTGTTGAGCGTGCTCGATCCCTTTTCGCGCTTCGCCTTTCATGAAGCTGGCGGCCACCTCCTGGACGCCTTTGAGATCGTCAATCGCGGATATCAAAGAACGAGCGCCTCCTGCGCTGTAAGCACGGAAGGAACTATTTGCGGGCGTGGCGCGGTGCATGGGATCTCCTCAGATGTCGAGATACAATGGCGGCGGATCGGGCACGCTGGTCGCCGGGGCCGCGGGCGTGGCCGTCTCATAAGTCGTCGGATCCTGCGGCGCTTCGGCTCGGCCAACGTTGAACTCGGACTGGCCACGCAGGAGGAACGGCGGTACCAGTTCGAGAGTCGTCGTCGTGCCGGATGCCGAGTCCTGAGAGAAGACCGCGTTCTGGATCGTTAGCACCTGGTCGAGCGGCGCCATCGGCGATCGAACATGCACGCTGCTGCCCGCCCGCCACAATCCGCCGCCCGCGCGAAACCAACCCTGGACGGTCACGACAACCTGGAGAAGATCGCCCTCGTGCCAGACCGCTTCATTGCGCGCCCGGTCCTGCATTTCGCCTTGGGTGCTAACAGGCTGCTCGGCCGGGGTGAGTAAAGGCGAATAACGCGGCGCGGTGCCCGGAACCTTACCCTCTTGCTGGCTGGCGTCGGCGCCGTTCGACTCGTCGCTCGCTGCCTTCTGGCCGCGCACCAGGTAGTCGCTATGAATGTGCTCGATGCTGACGATGCACTTCATCGACTTGATGTTGACGCCCTCGATCAGGCTGTCGTCGACCGTGGCGGCGTGGTCGCCAATGAGGAGCGCGTTGCCGAACGCATCCGATCCCATGACGATGCCCTTGGGCCGCGCCAGGCGCTCCAGGCAATCCCAGAGCTTCTCGCCCGGCTCAATCTGGAGCTTCTCGAACGGGATCGAATTGAGCGTGCCGATCACCTTCACGCCGATGCCGAACGGCTTGATCAGCGTCTTGGCCACCTGCTCAAACGTCTGGCCGTCGAATGACCCGGTCTCGTCAATGATCGACGAGCGGGACGCCCAGAACGTCACGCCCTTGCCCATCAGCTGCACGCCGTGGTTGTTCGGGTCATAGGCGACCTGGCGGACGGTGATCACGCCAGTGATGGCGAGCACGCCGCCAAGATAGATTGCGCATTCGTCGCGCGGCTTGAACTGGATCGCGGCCGGGCGCTCGACGTTGGAGAAGGTGAAGAGGTCGAAGGCCTCGGCATAGCGGTTTTCGACCTTGACGCTCGTCCAGTCATCCCATTTGCGCCCGCCGACGACGATGGTCGCGACCTCGTCGGGGTTGGGGGTCTGGACATAGCGCGGGAGGGGCCAGGGCGAGTCGTTCAAAATGCGAGCGCCCTTCCCGCCGGCAGAGCGAATAGAGGATGGATCACGCCGTTCTCTTCGCGCAGCTCGTCGGCGCGCGAGGCGTCATCGTAGAGGCGATATGCCTGCACAAGCGTCGGAGCCGAGGCGGCGAAGCGAAACGTCAGCATCACCGGCAGGGGATATTGCGCAGTGACCAGGTGCTCGGTGACGGCGGCATGCAAGGTGATCAGCGCCCGATAGGTGAAGGTGTCCATGCTATCGGCCGCCTGCTCCTCCATCGCGTCGAAGGCCTCGTTCATAAGCTCCTTCATATTTTCCGCAGCGTTACGGCTTTTGAACTCGGTGTCGGCAATGAGGTGCGCCTCGGTCGCCAGCGACAGCTGGACGAGACTGTTCCTGATCAACGTCCCGCCTGTGGTGCTCGGGTCCTGATTGAAGGCGACCAGGCGGACGTGGGAAAGCTCGGGCAGTGAGATCGCGTTCTTGCGCGCCAGCTCGAAGATCTCCGCCAGCCGCGGCCCGGCTCGATCGTATTGGATCAGCTCCAGCGCGAAGGTTTCAAAGTCGCCTATCGCTGTCCTGAGGTCCGCGCCTGGCCGGCCCTTGGTCGGGGTCACGTCGAGGATCGCGTTGAGGGTTAGCGTGGCGATCGCCGCGCCATCTTCTGCGTCGGTCTTGTTCATGGCGGCGCGAGGTTGGCGAGAACTTGCGCGCGCATCTCGCGGGAGCGCTCGAGCAAGGTCTGACGGCTCGACGGCGGCGGGACGTCAAGTACGCCCTGTTCGACGAACGCCATGTCGAAGGTCACATAACCGCCGAGCTTGTCCTCCTCCGTCATGCGGTAGCGATCACAAGCCACAATCACTGCGGGCAATGAAGGTAATTGCAGACGGCCGGGGCCACCCGCATCAAGCACGTTACGCAAGAGATCGCGGGCGATGCGGTAATCTCGCTGGAAAATCGGATAGGCGGTGTCACGGACGTAGGTGATGCAGTAGCCCCTAACGGTATAGGTCGTCGTCATCCGACCCATATCCTCGACGTAGCCACGCTCCTTTTTTGGGAACTCGTGCGGAACAAGCCGCCGGCCGCCATCCTCCGACATCGCCTCAACATGAAATTCTGCTCCGCGAAAACTCGCGGGGAGCAAAGCATCACGCCAGGGCGAGCGGATATCGAGGATGCCAGCCATCGCTTAAACCGCTGTCGTCGGCCCTTCGGCCGCCGGAGCCATCTGGACTTGGCGATTCGTTTCCACCTTTTTGAAAATTCCGCCGCCCTCCGCAGCGACTTTGGTTCCGGCCGGCGCGTTCACGTCGACCTTTAGCGAGCCAGTACCCTCGACCTTCTGGGTGACGCTTCGGTCCATGTCGGCGTCGAGCGAGGCAGTCGTATAGCTGCGCGCTGGCGGCGTGCCCGCTTGCGAAATCGGTTCGGAGCCGCCGGCCAGTTGCGCGAGGCCCGTTTGCGGCGAAGCCCCGCGTGCGCGATCGGCGATCTGCTGCTTAGAGCCAACGATAGCCTTACCGTCTCGGCCGACTTGAAGGTAAAAGTCGCCGGGGTTTTTAGCTCCCTCATCAAGCAGCGCCTTGCGAAATTGGGGCCATTGCGATTTCGGCACGGTGAAGCAGCCCGCCGAATAGAGGGCGTCGAGTTGCTCACGCCGGTTGTAATGAATGTGCATCCCGGTGCGCGGATTGCCGGGATATTTAGGATCGTTGATCGTGCCGCCGCCCTTGCCGCCGACGCTGGCGATGGAGCCGAGTCTTTGCGCCGCCGACGGCGACACGTCGCCAATGTTGATCGGGTGGGTTCCATAGGGGACACTGCCGCGTCCGCCGCCGCCGGAGCCCCAGTTGAACGTCTGGCCGCCAACGTCGACCGTGCCGCCGATATAGCCGGGCCGATTAGCCTGGTTGGGCTCGGCGCCGATCCGGCCGCTGACGCCCGCAGGCGCTCTGCCGGGGCCGGGGCCGCCGTCCATTCCGGCGCCTGCCCCACCCATCCCTCCCCCGCCGGTGGCCGTCTGCGACGCCGGCAAGAGCGAGCCCCGGAATTGCGTTCCACCGTGAACGTCG